AGCCGCTACAGCAGCGGCAACTGGTGCCACTGCGGCAGCGGCTGCGGCAGGAGCCTGTGAAACAGCCGCATAGGCTGTCTGTAAAACCGCCACGGCCTCTGGTGTCAACGTCGAAACATCAAGGCCGAGACTCATCAACCAATCTTCAAAAACCATGGCCGCAGCCCCTTTCAAAAAACGACGGGCTGATGCCGCCAAATTCACTGTTGTTGAACTGTCCGCCCCCATTGGGAGAACACTCGTTTCACGCAACACGGATCTCCGTGCTATTGTCACTGGCCCGACAAATGTCTGACCGTTTGCCGTTGCCGTTTGACCGGCTGCAATTTCTTCTGACTCGATCACCATCGCACCAATCGACGCCTGCCATGTGTGACCTGCTGCCGATTGTGCGAGCACCTGTAAAGCAGTTGCCGATTGACCTGTAACGACTCCGGACAGTGTCAACGCCTTGCCGTCGTTCCTGATGTTGTCCGTCAGTCCGAGAGTTGCTTCAACTGTCTTTGTGTGATCAATCAAGATCGGAATCGCGTTAGGCGTTTCCAGTCCTGCTAAATCAACTACAACCGGATGCACGAATCCTTCGACGTTCAGCGTTCCGCCTGAATAAGCGAGGATCTGAAAACGCTTCGGCTTGCCAGCACCGTTTGCTTTTAGCCGAAGAAACGCAGGCATGTTCAATGGCTTCATACTGCGACCTCCGAGATTGTCTGATTTTGCACACCGCCATCAAGCGCGTCGGCAATCAGTGCCGCGATTCGATCTGGTGTCAATCCAATACTGGCGAGCGTCTGTTCAGCCATCACCTGCGAAATCTCACCGCTTGAAAATTGTTCCAGTGATTTCATGATCCGCTTTTGATTATTTGAAAACGCTCGCTGGCCGATTGTCGTGTATTCACCTTGTGGCATCGTAGATGAAACTCCTGCTGTTACTGGTGCTGTTGGCAGTGGAGCACCTGGCACAAGGCCGAATGTTTTTGCAAACACCGCAGCTTTATAAACTTCTACTGGGACGCCGAAGTCACCGGCAGCACGAACGCTTTCCGTGTCCCAATCCTGCCCGCGTCTGGCGTGTTCTTCAGTCGGTGTTGATTGACCTGTTGACAGTCGAACAGAAGCGGCATTCGCTGCGTCTAAGGCGTCCAATTCTGGCAACGGCGGCCAGTGCCATTTGTGATCACATTCACCGAACTGCGGCAAGCCATCGAGTAATCCCGGCGTGTAAATCGCCGACTCAAGGAACCACTGAAAAACAGGTTCAATGATCGAGAACTCGACACGGCTTTGTTCGCACTTGACTTCAGGCTCCCACACATTTTTCATGTCGCCTTTGAAGGAACTGAAATTTGCATCTTTGCCCGTGCCTGCTGCCAGCGTGTATGGCATGTTCGTGCAGCGGCTAAAACTTTGCAGTGCTTGCCGCTGGAACATTTCGTACAACGGCCCTGGCTGTTTTGGTTCAACCTGTCCGATCTCCCAACCTGCCGGCAGCGTCGTCAGCATGTTGCGTGCGATCTCAATCTCTGCGAAGTCGGCAGGGCTTGCTGTCGGATCGAGTGCAGGCGAATTTGATTTCAAATACATCGCGAAGTTCGCGGCTGTCTCAGCACTGTAGAGCGTTGCTAGTTCCTGCCGTCGCATGATTGGCAACGTCTGGAGTGCCGGTGTTGCCCGAGGTATTCCGCGAGTCTGTCCCGGACGATCGGCACGAAATAAGTGGAGCACCTCACGCGAAGAATACCACGCACCGTCGAGCGTGCTGATTGGTACATTCGAACCGGGATGCTGATTGTAAACGTAGATCTGAATTTCGTTCAGCGATTTGTCGAACTGAATTCCGTCGTCTGTAAAGGCATCACTGTAAACGCTTGCCTGCCACGGATTGCTAATCTGATCGGCTTCGAGCGTTCGCAGATCCAACGTCATTGGGAAGTTCTGCGGCTTGTCTGCTCGCATGACGAAGACTTCGCCGTCGCGCCAATAAGCTTCGACAATCGTTCGCAGCATGTCTGCTAGATCGATCTTAGTTGCCCATCTGCGAAACGCTTTTTCTATTCGCCGATTCGCTTCAACGTCCTCAGTCAGCATCTGCAATCGCGGCCCGTTGCCCACGATATGATTCACGGCAGTCCGCAGAATTCCAGCGTACCAAGAATTGTTTTCAGCTTCGTATCGTGATCGCAACCGGATGATTCGCCGCACTGAATAACTGGCGGCTGCTCGTGCTGATAGGCTGTCGGCATTCGCCCAGTGTCGTTTGTTCTCGCTCGTCGTTTGTGCAAGATCAAACTTGGCGTGAATCGGTTTTGGAACTGGTAGTGGCTTTGATTTTCGGCGTGCCATCTAGTGGCCCCCCGGAGGTACAATTTTGCTGCACATGCTTCGCAGCATTGCAGCAGGCGATGCCGTTGCTTTCTTAGCCGCTAAATGATTTTCATACTCAATCAGATCCTTGAGCGAACGGCGTGTGACCGTTACGCCATCGTTTGAAACGCTGGCGGCTTTGAGTGCTTCGGCTGCGAGTTGATCTGCTGGTTCTGCCATTCACGCAGTTTCCAGCACACCGACGAACCGAGTCTATTGACGATTGGCACTAATGCCACGACGCACAAAATAGCGGCTGAGTTTCCTATTGGCACGGCCCGGAAAAACGGCCACGTTCCGTCTTGCGAATTCTCTCATCCGTCCAGTGTTTTGCGCCGCAGTTTTTGCACACTCGCTCTCTAAACACGCTGCCAGTTTTTGTGCGTGTGTGATCGACTTGGCTTAACGTGTGGCCACAGTCAGGACATTTTAACCCCGGCAATTGGAATTCGTTTTCACTCACGGCGTACTCCACCGGGGAGTGCGAATTTCTTGACCTGTTTTTTTGTTGCAGTGTCCCCACTCAGTTTGCATCCTAGTACAGAAGCGGCTGTCAGACAGCCGCAAAAACAATCCCACCAGTCATTGTTCCGATATGGTATGTCAACCCAGACAACGCCCTTCGTGCCGTCGTATGAAACTTCTTTCGGCACTTCTGATGTGAAGTGCTCGACCAATAATCTGTTCGCTCGATCATCAGTGCCGGGCAACATAATCGCCGAAGGTGCTCCGCGAGCCGTCAGCAATCGACGTGCCGCCATGCTCTTGATAATGTTCGCATCGAATTGCACATGCACCGGATTTTCGGAACGCCGTTCAATCCACCCGGTGCCAGATTTGTCCCGGTGAATGTCGCCCCATAAATGTATCGGCTTGCGGCCAGGCTTTGGCGCAAAACCTTTTGAGGCTCTCATACGATTCCGATCTTTGCTCGATCCGATTTGTGATCTGATCAACGGCATCTGCCCCCCGTCTGACCAGTCTTTCAAAATCAAATCAATCTGCCGCGTTCCGCCAGAAACAGTTTGCCAATCGTCGCACAGCATTTGCTCCAGCTCATTGTGAGCGACGACAAACGATTCTTCCCATGATCTTCCCGGTGCTTCGTCGCCAATCGCATGTGCTAGATTTGCTTTGTAGAAAACAGGCCGCTGCTGATCTGGCCAAGTTCCGTAGTCTACGATTGAGCCGCTAAGATCCTTGCCGACAGCAAGCACCATCCACCACAGCACTTTGTCGGAACTGTCAACGAAAGCCGTCAGGAAAGCAGCATCGTCTGGCACACGCCCGCGATCATAGCCAGACGTTCGAATGAGCAGCGTTTGTGCATCGAGTCGCAAGCCGCTGGTGTTTACTTGGATCTCGCCTTCCTGCTGAATCTCACACCGGAAGAAACTTAGATCCAAAGCCCGGACAGTCATTAGGCTTTGCAACGCAGATAACTCATCTGGCAGCTTGTCGTGTTCCCACGCCACGACCCCGCCGCCGTCCATCGATTCGCGATGTGTTTCATAGAACTCCTGTGCCATCGCCTTGCCGATTGTCGGCGTATCGCCTTGACTTAATTTTTGGCCATAGGTTTCCCATAAATCCATTTTGTCCGGCATGCGGATGATCGACGGATATTTTTCTCCGTCCCAATCTGGATGCCGCTCGCGAGATAAAAACCGCTCAGTCAAATCGTCGTGCTCGCGAACAGTCGCAACCATGATAGCCGCAATCTTTTCACCAAGTCCGGCCAGGCCGAGAAACGTCTTTGTAATTGCTTCTTCTCGCTCCTCCGTCATCAACGGCGACTTCGCTGATTGCGGAGTTTGAACGTCGTCAAACACTAGCAAGTCCGGGCGAATCGTCACGCCGAACCGATCAACATACGACAGCCCTGACACGTCAGTAGCATTCACCGAGTAGGGTGCTATATGTGCCTGGCAGCTTGCCGAATCGTGGATATCCGGAAACACAATTCGCCCGCGTCCATCTTTTGGATGCAACGCCAGCAGCCTGCCGTCTAGTCTGAATTGTCGTTTCGGCTGTCGCCACTTTAGCAGCAGCGGAGTCATCTCCGGGTAATCGTCCAGCAACAATGGCGAAGATGCGAGCAACGCAAAAAAGTTTTCTCTGTGCTCGCTTGCCTTGTCATCCGTCGCACCTACAAGCACCGGAAACCGACGATGCCCATTGATGACAGCCCATAGCGTTGACACTCTCGCACATGTCGATTTCAGTCCACCACGCCGAACGGCATGACACTCACGACCGCCACTCAACACGACATTCTGAAACCGGTTCATCATTGCACGCTGATATGGTGCCCACGGCAAATAGAATGTCGGTTTGAAATAAGTATCGGCAAACAGCAGATTGTTTTCACTGGCCGCTTTTCTGCGTGCCGGATTTGCTATCTGTGGTAGCGGCCCAATCTCTTGTGCGGCTGCCGTCTTAGCGTTTATCGCTTCGGCGTTGCGAGCGGATCTTTCGGCGGCATAGTTTGCCCCCGCACCTTCGACAAGCGGCCCATCAATCTCAGCGGCGACTTCGTCAACCAAATCATCCGGCACTGTTTCCAGAAATTCGTGCAGCTCTGATTCGCTCAACGATCTGAGCCGCGAGAGTTCTGCCGACTCCAGGATTTGCGTTGTCAATTTTTACCCCCACGTTAACCGTCGTTTGTGGAACTGGTTGCGGATTTTCCGCCATGTCATTTGCGGCTTTCATCAGCATTAGATTTCTGGCCGCTGCGATCCGTTCGCGTGGCTTTGCATTTTCATCGACGACTATTCTGATCATCGACTGCGGCAATCCTGACAGTAAAGTCTCTGGCAGCTTCCACTGATTAAGCAGTGAGCGATGGATTATCGCAAGATCGCCGCGTATATGTTTTGGATCGCTCAGGAGTTCTGTCATGTTTTCCCCAATGTTTTCGGCCCTTTTGAAATACTTTCAGAATTCTTTCGGAATAGATTGCACAAGGCGTTGAATCTATTCCGATAATGGAATAGAGTTCACCCATCAGACCAACGAGGTTTGAAACACAAAACAACTCAAACAAGGACCAAAACAATGAAGACGACACGCAAGACAGTTCAGGTAATCGGAACAAACGCAAACCGATTCGGGGTAATGACAACAACAGCATCCCGCCGCAAGCTGAATCCAGTTCGCGTTGAGATTGCCTTCACAAGCTGTCTCAAAACCAAGTCAGCCGAACGATACTTCTTTTGTGACGGAAAAACCGAGCATGATTGTATTCTTGGAATTTCCGAAACGTTCAACCTGCGAATCGTGTAACACCAAACCTCTCGGGGGTCTCCGGACCCCCTCTCTTTCAATCTTTCTTTTCTGGAGTTTATGACGATGAACGATGCAACCCTGAACGCCTTTCGCCAGATCCACGAAGCCATGCAGTCAGAGCCAACTAACTGGCAATGGATTGGCCCTCACATGTCACAGCGAATGTTTGGAATCACTGAAACCCGCGCCAAGGCATACGCTGAACGTCACGGCGGGACCGCCTCAAAGATGTCCTGATTCAATTACCTCGTGCGGGGTTTCTGCCCCGCTTCTCTTTCTGTCCTTTCTTTGGAGTTCCTGACAATGCCTGACATGAAATACCCGATCGGCTCATGGGTTCGGACGAGCCACGCCTTTTCTTCACCGCCGCGCCGTTCACGCGTCGCAGCTTACCGACTGTCATCCACTGGTCACTGGTTCTATGAACTGCAAGA